GCAAAGGTTTGGCCAAGTGCATATGCTTCTGGTAGATTAGTTCAGTGCCGTAAGAAAGGTGCTGCTAATTATGGTAATAGTAAGAAAGAATCATACTCTTGGAGAGATGATTTTGAATTTGTTAATGAAGGTGCTGCTTGGACAAAAAAAGCAGGTAAAAATAAAAAAGGTGGTTTAAATGAAAAGGGAAGAAAATCCTACGAAAGAGAAAATCCAGGCAGTGACCTTAAAGCTCCTTCAAAGAAAGTTGGGAACCCTCGTAGAAAGTCTTTCTGTGCGAGGATGAAAGGTATGAAGAAGAAACTTACTTCTGCTAAAACTGCAAGGGATCCCGATTCAAGAATTAATAAGTCCTTAAGGGCTTGGAATTGTTAAAACTATGAAAGATAATTATGATACATTAAATGATACATTTAACACAGAAGATGAAGTTGTTGACATTGAAGTTAGCAATACACCAGAAGCTGGTTGTGTCAGAAGAAAAGATGCAATGACTGATATTACTGCGGACATTGATAAAGATTACAAGTACACAAGAGGTCAATTATATTCATTAATTGAAAAGGGTCAAGAAGCAATTAATGGAATTATGGAACTTGCTGGTGAAAGTGCTAGTCCGAGAGCATATGAAGTTGCTGGTCAATTAATAAAGAGTGTTGCTGATACCACAGATAAATTAGCAGATCTGCAAAAGAAAGTTAAAGATTTAGATGAGGATTCTGTAAAAGCACCAAGTAATGTTACGAATAATGCCTTGTTTGTAGGTTCTACTAGTGAATTATCAAAGATGCTGAAGCAAGGAATTCTAAATAATAATAACACCAAATAACTGTTCAATGGACAATATAAGAGTAAGAGATGAATCTCTATATGATTGGAGGTCTACATTAACTGAAGAAACTGATTGTGATTGTGAAGGTTGTGGTCAAGATCCTTGTGTTAAATGTGGTGAGAGTCATCATAATATTAATGAGGAAATACAAGGTGGTGTAAGTGTAGAAAATTATGCTGATGGTGTTCAGTTTAATGAGATAGAAACTGTAGATATAATTAAACCAAAAGCACTTGATCCATCTAATTGGAGAAGTGAGATGCAAATTTTGGAAGGTAATAGAACAAGTTATAAAGGTTATAGTTTATCTGGATCAGAAAATAAGAAAGATTATTCAAAAGGTCCTAATGAACCTGCTCCTGTAGATTATAGAGGTCTAGGACAAATACAAGCAAAGAATAATAAAAAGAAAGAAACAGTTTCTGCTTCTAATGAAATAGAAGGTGATCTTGTTGATGAAGGATTACTTACAGGTGCTCTTAGTGGTGCTAAACTTATAGCAAAAGTTACACCAAAAGTATTTAAAACCGTTGTTAAAGGTGGACAGGCATTAGCAAGAAAAGGTGCTGGTGATATTACTAAATTTAAAAAAACTAGAGAATTAGTTAGAAGATATAATAATATTGCAGATATAAGAGCAAGCAAAGCAAGCAAACCATTAATTGCACCAGATCCATTCACAACACCTCCATCAAAAACTAAATTTCCATTTGGAAAGAAACCAGTAGAGTTAAAACTGGGTAAGTCAACTATACCATCCACAAAAGAAACTCCTTTAAAATTAACAAAACCAAGTGATGTAAAAAAACCACAATCCTTTAAGGACTTTAGTAAGAAACTTAAAGCACTAAAAAAAGATGTGAATAGGTCACCAGATCCATTTACGACACCTTCACCAAAAAAACCAATTGAACCATTTGGAAAGAAACCAGTAAAGTTAGATGATTTGGGTAATCCAACTATACCTACAAAGAAAACTAGTGTAACTACATCTACAACTAAAAAAATAACTGGATCTGCAGGAACACAATATAAAAATCCAATTGGTGCTAATCCAACAGCAAAAACACAATATAAAGAACCAATTGGTGCTAATCCAACAGCAAAAACACAATATAAAGAACCAATTACACCAAAGTATTCTAGAAGTCAAAAATCAGCATTAACTGGAAAGGGAAGCAAAATAATTGACCAAATACGTGGTAAGACACCTGGTGCAAAATTAAGTGCTAGAATAAAAAAAGCATTTGATAGTTCTACAAAAAAAGGAACATATTCTGATCAAATTAATCAACTATTAAAATTGCCTGATCCAAAACCACCAGTAGATGACGGTAGAGTAAGAGCAGCAGTTGCTGGTGCTTCTTTTGGTTTAGGTGGATACGCTGGTAATAAAATCTTTAGTGGTAAGAAAAAGAATGTTAAAGAAGGTGTTGCTAGTGTTGTTCTAAAAAACCCATTAACTAAAAACGCAATTACTAGAGCTGCTGGTGCAGTTTTTGCTGCTAAAGGTGGTGAGAAAATTCTTAAAGATCTACTTGGAACACCAGATCAACCAAAGAAAACTGATTGGGATAAAAACCCTAAAGATAAGATAGATCAAGAACTTAATGTTAAGCAAGGGCAAGCAAAGGATAAAGCAAAGTATAAAGATTTTGATACTGATATGAAATCCTTAAGGAAAGGTGAAAAAAATATATCAATCGAAGATAAAATACAAAGATTGAGGGATGCAAAAAACAAACGTCCTAAAGACTAAATAATAAATAAAGGTTTAAAAAGTCATGTTAATTAAAGTCTTAGCCGCTGAGACAAATTTGGGTTCTGCCACGAACGTTGGTTCTGCTACGGTGGTTAGACTTCTGAATAATCAAAACTCGGCTGCTGCAGTTACAAGAAAAAATTCTGGTGGTACTACTATTGGTAGTTTTACACTAGCAGGTAATGAAGTTGCTTATGTTGAGAAGGTTGCATTAGACACATTAGAAGGTGGTACGAATATAAAGGCAGCAAAAGTCGCTTACGGAAATTAAAAATTTCTTTTTATTATGAGTCAACAAGAAGTATACTTAGGTAATCCTAACCTAAAGAAGGCGAACACGCCTATAGAATTTACAGAAGAACAAATTGTTGAATTCCTTAAATGTAAGGAAGATCCAGTTTACTTTGCAAGAAATTATATAAAAATCGTTTCTCTTGATGAAGGTCTTGTACCTTTCAATATGTATCCATTTCAGGAGAAATTAATTACTAATTTCCATGAGTCTAGATTTAATATCTGTAAGATGCCTCGGCAGACAGGTAAATCAACAACTTGTGTATCTTACTTATTACATTACGCTGTTTTTAATGATAATGTTAATGTTGCGATTCTGGCGAACAAAGCGTCCACTGCTAGAGATCTACTTGGCAGATTACAACTTGCATATGAGAATTTGCCTAGATGGATGCAACAAGGTATAATATCTTGGAATAAAGGTTCTTTAGAATTAGAAAATGGATCAAAGATTTCAGCAAACTCTACGTCTTCAAGTGCTGTCCGAGGTGGATCCTATAATGTCATCTTTCTTGACGAGTTCGCCTTCATCCCGAATCACATTGCTGATGACTTCTTTGCATCTGTTTATCCTACTATTTCTTCTGGTCAAAAAACAAAAGTAATTATTGTTTCTACTCCACGGGGTATGAATCATTTTTATCGGATGTGGCACGATGCTGAAAGAAATAAGAATGAGTATTGCCCAACTGAAGTTCATTGGAGTGAAGTACCTGGTAGAGATGCAGTTTGGAAAGAACAAACAATTGCAAACACTTCAGAGGCACAGTTTAAAGTTGAGTTTGAGTGCGAATTTCTAGGATCTGTTAATACTCTTATCAATCCAGCAAAACTTAAAACTTTAGCATATGACGATCCATTAAACAGAAATGCTGGATTAGATGTATATGAAGCACCAATAAAAGATCGTAATTACTTAATGACAGTTGACGTTGCTCGTGGACTAGGTAACGATTATTCTGCATTTATAGTGTTTGATATTACAGAGTTTCCATATAAGGTTGTAGCAAAATATAGGAATAATGAAATTAAACCTATGCTATTTCCTAGTATAATTCATAATGTAGCAACTGGTTATAATAAAGCATTCTTATTGGTAGAAGTAAATGATATTGGAGATCAGGTTGCAAGTATTTTAAATTATGATTTAGAGTATGATAATCTTCTAATGTGTTCTATGAGAGGGCGTAATGGACAGATTGTTGGATCTGGATTTAGTGGAAAGAAATCACAACTTGGTGTAAGAACAACTGCTGCTGTTAAAAAACTTGGTTGCTCTAATCTTAAAACTCTCTTAGAAGATGATAAAATATTAGTCTCTGATTATGATATTATTTCAGAGTTAACAACATTCGCTCAAAAGCATAATTCATTTGAAGCAGAAGAAGGATGTAATGATGACCTTGCAATGTGTTTAGTATTATTTGCTTGGTTAGTTGCACAAGATTATTTTAAGGAAATGACGGACAATGATGTTCGTAAGAGAATATATGAAGAGCAGAAGAATCAGATAGATCAAGATATGGCACCATTCGGATTTATTTCAGATGGATTTGATCAAGATAGTTTTGTAGATGTAGATGGTGATAGATGGCATACTGATGAATATGGGGATAGATCTTATATGTGGGACTATATGTAAATGGAGTTTGATGAACAACTTGAATTAGATCATTTATTTCTAAAAGAAAGAAAATGTAGAAGTTGTGGGAAGATAAAGGATCTGATGACTGATTTTTATCTTACTAGAAAGAATAGAAGAAATCCATCAGCATATTCTTATGAATGTAAAGTGTGTACTATAAAAAGAATAGTTAGTAATAGAAAGAAAAATAAAAAGATTATAGATTGGCAATATCCAGATTGGTAATGTTCGTGCATCGTTTCCCCAGTGAAAACACCCTAATCAATAAATAATTTCAGTAATAATCCAGAGATTCGGAGAGTAATAAGATGCCTCTAAATTTAGCATCTCCTGGCATAGTAATAAGAGAGGTTGACCTAACTCTCGGCAGAGTAGATCCTACAAGTGGATCTATTGGAGCCTTGGTTGCACCTTTCTCTAAAGGACCTGTAAATGAACCACAACTCATCGAAAGTGAGGAGGATCTTCTACAGACTTTTGGACAACCTTACCCAGTAGACAAACATTATGAGCATTGGATGGTGGCATCATCATACCTTGCATATGGTGGAACAATGCAAGTCGTTCGTGCAGATGACTATAATACATCCACTAAAGTTGGTTTAAAAAATGCATATGCGGGAGTTTCAACTTCTACAACAAGAGTATTAAGCAACAGCCATTATAATCAATTAGGTTATGATGATAATACCATTACTGGTGTAACTGTGGTTGCAAAAAACCCAGGAGTTTGGGCAAATGGACTTAGAGTTGCTATTATAGACAGTAAAGCAGATCAAACACTGACTCTTGAAAATGCTTATACTGGTCCAGTAGGATCAGCCATTACAATATCAGCAGAGGGTATTCAAACACCAACTTCTACTGGTATATCGACTCTAACTGGTTATTTTAAAGGTATTATAACTGGAATCAGTACAACCAATGATAAAGTAATTGATGTTAAACTTATTTCACATGTAAGTGAATCAAGTACTGTAACTAATGTTGAGTATGGTGGAATTTATAAGTTTAATTCAGCTGCAGGTATTGGGACTGCTGCGGGTGATGGTGTTGTTGGTCTTACAACTGCAGCAGGAACAATAGGAACAGGTACTACAAACAAAATAGTAAAACAGGTAGACTGGTTTGAACAACAGAATATTGTATTAACTAGTAAAGATGCTAATGGAAATCCAATTACTCTTGAGTGGGATCAATTAGCAAATGCACCAGGAACTTCAGCATATGTTGCTGCAAGAGGTGGTAGAAATGATGAGGTTCACGTTGTTGTTATTGACGACAAAGGAACTGTAACAGGTAATGCTGGTACAATTCTTGAAAAGCATTTAAATCTTTCTAAAGCAAAAGATGGTGAGTATTCAGTTGGATCTACTTCTTATTGGAGAAATTATCTAGCAACCAACTCTAAGTATATTTTCGGTGGTAGTGCTCCTGCTGGAATTACAACTACTGGATATACTGATGCTGCTGGAACAGGTTATGTTGGTGCTTTAGATGGCGACAGTGGTTGGGATCAAAATGGTGCTAATGTTAACTTTGGTGCTTCTGGTGTATTCACTGCATCGTTAGAAAATGGTACAAACTACGGTGGTAAAACTGATTACACTACTTCAGGTGCTTTGACATCAGGTGTTGATGATCTAATCACTGGTTATGGATTATTTGAAAATACTGAGGACACTGAAGTAGATTTCATTCTAATGGGATCTGCAAACTATACTCAAGTAAAGGCACAAGCACTAGCACAAAAATGTATTGCAGTTGCTGAAGCAAGAAAAGATGCAGTAGCATTTATCTCACCTTACAGACAAGCATTCTTAAATGATAGTACTGCTGGTCAATCTGTAACGGTTAGTGACATCGATACGATGACAAATAATGTGAAGGACTTCTATGCTCCTATCACATCATCAACTTATGCAGTATTTGATAGCGGTTACAAGTACATGTATGATCGCTTCAATAATGTATTCAGATATATCCCATTAAATGGTGATATTGCTGGAACCTGTGC